CCACCATGCGCTCACGCTTTTCAGAATTCACATTCATAATTCCAAGCATCGTAAGTGCCTCACCCCAAATCTTGGACTTGGACTCCATATGCTTGATTGAAGAAACTGCACCAGTGCCAGCATTCTGATTAAGCGGAAACACGCCAATGGTATTAGCGAGATTATCCATACTCATGTTCTCGGTGCCCCACACGACGGGTTCGCCATCGTAAATCTTGGAAATAAGATTCTGGATAGTGAGACGCTGGTCCTGCGAACATGCAACAATCATCGGGTTGCGCTCATTCAGCAGATCAATTTCGATTGTCCTGTCAATCTGAGCAAGCCGTGCAGCATACGAAAGCACAACGTCGATTTCCGGTTCTCGGACCTGATTTCCCCAGATACACACCGAATCTAAAGCACTCACCTCGCGAGAATAAACACCGTTTCGGGTTACGCGGTATCCAGTTGGATTGTCCTGAATGTCCAGTGGCCCCGAAATTGTTGCGGGCATTGCCATAAACAATTCAAAGAAACTATCGAAATAAAACACAGAGTACCCATTATTGAAGATAGTTGCTTCAATAAAACGTGGGTCAATCCCATTAGGCAGTCCCTCCCAAGTAAACCGGGAAAGGCACTTGCCCATTAACTGGCGCCGGTACATGTGCTCCAACTGTATCTGCCGGGCTTCCGACGAAGACGGGGGAGACGCCATGATTTTCTTGTAAATGCCGTTAAGCACATAATCCTTTTTACTCACTAAGAGTCACCCTAACTGTCTTGTCAATCCGATTGTTGCGAACATTTGTATTACCGATACGCTGAGGAGAACGCCACACAGTCACACCCTTTTCGAAGATTCCCCGCACACTGGCCTTAAATCCCTCAGGAATAGTTGTGTCAACCAAATAGCACTCAGCCATCTTCCAATACGTGAATTCGGTCATGAGACTAAGAGTCTTCGGGAACTTAATCCAAGTGTTCATCAAATACCCATACCTAAGCCAGAAATCACCAATACTGCGCATCGCGGCCGGTGAAACACTTCTAATTCTAGCATCAATCACAAGCCCGTTGGAGACCATCGCGGACACATATCCTGACGTCTGACCAACAACGGACGGTGGAATAACCTGCATGTCCTGGCGCTGACCATTAATCGAAGCGATAGCCGCCTCGTAGTCACCATTAGCGGCAAACTGGGCCAGTTCATAGTTAGTATCCCGCACGGTCCTTTGCTGTTGCTGAGAAATCTGTGAGGCACCACTAGCCAACTGATTCTGAATATTCGCCGTAGACTGTGCTTGAGAATTATTAATCATCGCAGACACGCCAGCCGTAGCCGCCTGACCAATACCAGCACCAGCCGCCGAACCATTCAGCCCCATAACGCCACCAAGCGCCGTCATAGCGCCCTGAGTCGCCTGAACAGTCGCACGCATATTATTATAACGCGACTGAGAATCCGCCATAGCAGAATTACCCCACATAGAATTCTCAGCCCCAGCCTGAGTCGCAGCAATACCCGCATTAGCAACGTCACGCGCCGAATTAGCAGCACGCTGCGCACGCTGTTGCTGCCACTTCGCGTTATTCACCTGAGCGGCCGCAGTGTGTGCCGAGGAAGCCAGGGCGTTAAGCGAAGAATTATTAACAGCCGAAAATGTAGGCAATGACGTGTAGCCAGTACACATGTCCCATCCTTCGCCGTATTCGTTTGTCACCTTGCCTGCACGACGCTCTACAATTACTGATTCAGTAATTGTGTTATAGTCACGAATAGTGAAAAACAAAGACGGATTGGGTGGAGCAACATGAGCGTACTGGTCAATATTAATACCCGCAGTGCGAATAGACTCGGGTCGAAATTCAACTGGGTTGCCAGAATACGTTGTCAATTCAACAATACAGTATGGCGAGGTAACAAATTTCTTAAGTTCACGATACTCCTTCGGGAGTAAGGAAAGAAATTCGTTTCTAAAACTAGCATCAGTCAACGAATAATTGCGGTTAATATACACACTATCGTCACCAAGCCAAGTCCATGTTCCTTGACCCGTGTCTTTCCCCACCTTAATCTTGTCTCCAGCATTAAGGTCGACAATATCCTTTGGCGCAATTGTGATTGATCCAATCCCTTGAGCAACCCAAGGAAAGTACCGCAAACCTGTCATACCCTTTTTGAATTCTGCCGCAGTACAGGCATAAATCTCAACGCCATTAGGCAATCCTTCGATCCTCGAGGAAGTAGCCATGTCTACGCGGGGATTGTCAGACGTACCATAACCCTGCATTTCGTCTAATTTGATAGTTGAAGCAATAATGACGATGTAGTCATAATTGTTTACATCCGCCAGCATTCGACGGTAAGTCCTAATAATCTGGTGCTCAGACCCCATATCCAGACCCTCAGGCTGAGTCAACCAATTCTTGCCATAATTATCGAAAGAATCGGTTGCAGCGATACCCATATGGCCGCGCTCTAGGTAACTGCGACCGAAATTAATGCGCTGGTAATAGGTAGTCCATACATCAAGTTGGAGAGTCAACTGTGTTGTGTTTGGGGCAATATAGTCAATACTTGTGATGAAGTAGAAAAACACGCTAGGCGTGTAACCCTCAAAACCAATGTTGTTAACCGGGCGTCCAGGGTTCTCAACCATCACATAATTGTACTGGTTCGCCTTAGTGAAAGGCGTCGGAATACGAATCGGCTTACCCTGAGCAAGATAAGTCATCTGATTAATCTCAACCTTATGCAGATTGTTAAAAGACTTAACATAAGCGTAAGGTGTGTGACCGTACGATTTCCAGTCAACAATATCCCGATACGTGTTATCGAAAGGAACATTAACCATGGTAATAACACTGCCCGCAGACCACACAGAATAATCAAACGACAAACCCGCTCGAGTCTCAGGTGGCATAGCATAAATCTCCGACATATCATCCTCCTTCAAGTCCAAGCATAGCAGAACCGGGCGCCCAGTGGACGCCCGGTTCTAATAGGTCACTTAGCAACTTGGATAGTAATTTCCTTATTCACGGGCTTATTGCCATTCGCTCCCTTGGTGTCAACATTCACGCCAACAGTGAGGTAGGCATTAGGCTCATCACTCCCGATAGTAAGAACACCATCATTAGAAATCTTAGTTCCCTTAGACTTAGCATTCTTGATATACCAGTCAGTGGCATAGCCCTTATTTGCGGGCACTGTCTTCCAACTAATAGACAACTGACGAACTGCTCCAGGAGGCATGACAGTTGACGTCTTACCATCAGGGCGAGTAACAATAAGGTCAGTGATCTCTGCGTTCGTCTCAGCGTTAGGCGTCACCACAACAGTGTTCGGCTTAGTGCCAAACGCGATAGCCGGGGTGAACGGCGAAGCGCTCATAACCGACCAGTGATGCAGCCAGAAGTTATCATACAAGCCTTCAGGGTTAGAAATGCTCCGATTCTCAAGAAGAATATCCTTGATAACAAAGAATTGCTTGCTAGTCAGAATAGCCGACGTGTCGGCCATCCCCAGCGCCTCACCAGGGACCGTGATGATGTGAGACGGTGCCTCGGCATCACTGCGGTTAAACGCAGCAGACAGGGACGTGACATCAACGTTCGCCTTAAACTCTGGCGTAGCAATAAGCACCAAGTCCTCAGGGCGAGCGAACGAGTGAACCGCCGCAGAGTTAAACGCGGGAGTCGGGTACTGAATCTTATTCGCAGCAACCCTAAGCGCCTTGAGTGCAGCGTCGACCTTATTCTTATCAGGCTCGAACGTGTTCATGTCAGAAATCTGCATGCGGTAGAAGCCGAATTTGTCGTCGAAAGTCTTAAACAACTTCGTCATGCTAAGGAACTCGGACCACTGGTCAGACGACGCCGCCACAGCCATAATCTGAGAAATCATCTCAGAAAGACCATTATCCGAAAGGAATGCACGGCGAAGCACGTCACGATTAACCGTGATCTTAAACTTTTCCTTACGGTTAATCGTATGGAACGCACTCTTCGACGGGGGAGGCGCCTGCCCGAACACGTCCCGCTCAAGATAATCGCGCTGTTCCTCGTAAATAGTCGGCTTGATAAAGTCAAGGTGAACCTCTTCAATAGTGTCACCAAAATTCATCATGCCCTGCTTGAATACCGCGAGCGGATTCTTCCACGAAATATCACGAACAATCGTGGAACCAATACGGTTAACCAGCGACGACATAAACTCGTTACGAGTAATGTTGTCGGACATGATTCCTGCAATGGTTTCCTGAATATTGGCCTTGGTAGCCTCAGGAACCATGTTCTGATAATCGTATCGCGCGTCACTACGAATAGCGTTAAGAATATCAATATTTGAAGTGTCGTCACGCAACTGTGGCATAATCAATTCCCCTTAAAAAGTTCGCTAATAGACTTAGGCTTCCAATTAGAGTCAGGAACCTTATCATTCCCGGAATCACTACTAGAAAACAATCCTGACAATCCTGCAAGAGTCTTTCCAGTACTCGCCGCCGCTTTCCTGTCAATCCCCATGCCATCAACTATAGCATTCCCCGCGTCCTTAGCGGCCGTACCACCCAGGTCAACGGCAGCACCACCAACCTCTCCAACGCCCTTGAGCACTGCCTTGGCATCATCCTTCGTGCTCTCAGCCGCCTGTTTCACATCATCCAGGGTCATTTCCTTAGACGCAGGAACATCGTCCCCGGCAAACGGGTTACCTGTCTCCCTGTCCGTGGGGGTTAGTTGATCGCCAAGCCGGTTCTCAAGCTCTGCCTGCAACGCAGAAACCTTCTCACCAAAAACATCCGTGAGATGCTTCCACGCCGCCTTGGTGTCCTTGAAATGATCGACGTCTGCCGGGTCCTTCGGGGCGCCCTCGAACATGTTCCCGTCGTCGGGGGAAACCGCTTTCCTGTCCCCATCAGAATCGCCAGGATCAAAGACGTCATTCCCAGTCATGCCAGATTCCTCGCGCTGCTTCGGCGTGAGGTCCTGGGCCGCCTTGTTCCGTGTCTGGGCGTCATCCATGGACTGTTGAGGGTCGCCCTCAGTCCTGCGCTCAGTCAGCGAACGACCACCGTGCTCGGCCTTGTCCTGCTTAATGGACTCAGCATTCTTGGCGTCGACCTTCGCCTTATTCGCCTTGCGCTGTTCCTCATTCATCGGGGAACCATCGGGGTTTAGCCCCTTGAGCGCATTCTTTTCAGCATCAGATAGTGCCATTTTTCCTCCTAAAACGGTAGGCTAGGAACCCACGTTCCTAGCCTACCATAAATACCCAATCATCCGAAAGCAATACTGAGGGGCGCCACCCAACTAAGCCAGGCCCAGTTCATTAGGTTGCTTCCTAGCAATTAGTCAAAATTACTTACCGGACTTGGGAGCATTCTTCGCCAGATACTCGATAAGAGCCGCCTCAACAATCTCGGACGGCTGCTTGCGAAGCGTCCAATGCATCTCATCGACGTCCGCAATAACGCTCTTCTCAAGACGGAACTTAACAGTAGCCTTAGTGGAAACGGGGCGTGCCATAATGATTACCAACCTTAATCAATCTTCAATGTGAATGTTGTATCCCGGAGGACTGTTCCCCCAGGAACCCTTACAGGAATCAGTTTACCATTCCAAGTGCCGCCATGCAACATATCGTCTAGCGTCAATGTTGTTGCGACGTTGCGGGGCATTCCCGCAATGTGTACATCTAGTTTACCATCAATTTCCTCTGCGTACTGCTTTGCTCGGATGTAAACAGACTTTGTGAAACAACTCTCATGCTTCCAGGCCCCCAGTTCTACAGGATCAACCCAAAGTGAATCCGGGGGAGTGGTGGGGCCAATTAGGTGCAAAGAATCGGTATCCGCATATGCGAATGTTTCATAATTATCTTGCGCAGCACTAATCGTTTTCTTCCTTGCATATGCTGTAATGAAAACACCCATCGGAGTATAAACCGGATCACGCATTTCGGGCTCATTCATTACCAGCGATACGCGATTATCTTTCAGGGTGGGATGTTTTCCAGTAATGTCAGGATTAGTTGCAAACTTCCCGTACAAACTGTTTAGGTGTAGTTTAGCAATTTGTCTTAGTCCACCAGTACTATTCTTTTTAATTTCCATAAAATGATCTACGTAATTATCGAAAAAGCCGTGTGACCCACGAAACTCGAATGTTCCGTTCCACGAATAAATTTTAAAGTTATAATGTTTTTTCCACAATTCAATATCAACGTTAGTTGCCACCACCGTTGTGGGCTCTTTTACTTCTTCAAGATATTGGGTTGGGTTAAATGAAAGATTCTTTTTAATTTGTATGCAAGGAATGTGATTCGGCTTTAACTTAGCAGTAAACGTGATTGACGCAATATATAAAGGGCGATTAGTTCTAGGTGCTCCGTCGGAATAAATTGGATCACCGTAAGGAAGCAATGCTGTTCGCATTACTGAGGGATAAAGCGAATTGACGTCATACACACTGCCCTTACCATTTAGTTTCTTAGAATATCGTGGGTCCGCATATGTAAATCCACCGCGGTATGCTTTTCGTATCTCTGTATCAATCTCAGGCGAAAGAATTGGAAATCGACGAATAAATAGTTTCCCTGTCATTTTCTTGTATGTTGCAAGAGAATCGCTGCCCGCCGTCAGTTTAGTCATCTTCTCTTCAAACTGAACCTCGAGTGCTTGGGCCACAATTGCTACATCATTACGTTGATATCGCTTTTCTTGCTCCGTTGGAATATATCCTAGTGATCTATGCTTTTCGTAATCAATCTCAAGTTTTTGGTCATGCAAATTAAACGCTTTAGCGATTGCACTAACCGACATTGGCAATTTTTTGAATGAATCTCTGAATTCAACCCTATATCCTGTTTCAAAAACAACTGTGATTGAATAATACTTACCCATCCTTGAAATCAAAGATGTAAATTCTTTAAAGCCCGGATTCTCTTTAACCCATTTATAACCATGTTTCAATAACCAGTCTAAAATAAATGTGCCATCAAACGCAAGATTGTGAAAATAAATGTGTGCCGCGCGTTCAGAAATATGAGACATAAACCCATCAAGACTAATCCCGTCAACATAATTCTGAAGTTTCCCAACCTGAATAATGCCCCAAGACCAAACCCGACAATCATCCTCAGCCGTCGTCGTTTCAAAATCAGCGCAAAACGAAGGAACTTTCTTGTGGCTGCGCCTAGCGCCGGCCCTTCCGGGACCTGCGCTTGTTGATTGGCGAACCACTAAAATCATCCTCCGGTTTAATCTTAACTTGCTTTATCTCTTTAAGTAGAGATTTAATGCTAGAATCGGCTTCTTCTACATCATCATACCAAAGATCGTAGCCCGCCCGTCTTCTATCGAAATATCCTTCTTTCGCTGCCTCGTACATGAGAGATAATTGATTAGCAAAGTCGCCGTTAACTGTCCACATTAGCCACAACACATCATCGGGAATGTCGGTGAGAATATCAAATAGTTCAGGATCGCCGATAGTGTCAAGCATTGCAGCAATTTGCTGTTTGGCGGCTGTCAATTTCTCTTGCTTAGCGGCCTTACTGAGAGAATCTAAAACCACATTAGTTTTCTCTCTCATGGCTTCAGCGGACTCAAAATTCACAGTACGCTTATCGGGATTCATTCTCTCAAGCGCGTAATGCGACCCGCCAGGTAAGTATGATTTCGACGGACGAAAGTCTCTAATCCAATCGCCTACAGTAACATCACCCATATAGGGTAACTTAGTTCCCGCTACGCTGCGTTCATAAGCGTCAATATCCTCATTATAGCGACGAACAGCATCGCGATAACGACGAACGTCTTTAGCAGAAATGGGGTTACCTTTGCGGTCAGAATAATACCAAACACTATCAGAATTATTGAACTCACTAAGACGTTCAAGTTCTCGCGCCGCATTCTTCAAAGTCACCTTACCTACAGCCGATTTACCTAACGGATCGTACTTCGTCCCACGAATATCCGCACCATCGTCACTAGTCGCCATCCGATACATCTTACGCACAGCGCGATCACGCTCAACCTGCAACAAATCTCGCGCCCTATCCAAATCGGAACGATGCTGCTCCCTTGCACTCGCCTTAGCCGACTTGACCTTAACCTTACCCTGTTCCTCAGACAAAATATCAGGCAAAGGACTAAAGTCAAGCCCACCAACAAAATCCCGAATCTTGCTCGCAGTATTCCGAACATGCTTCGCGCCGCGCTTAAACGACCGATAATGCTTACCCCAATGAGACCTAACCAAACCAATCACCCCCTGCCCCCTAAGGGGCAGGGGGCAACTAGTATCCTACAGTATCCGTCATGCCAGCGT